CCGCTGGTGGGCAACATCACTGGATTCCAGATCTCATCCGGCAGCGTTGTGGCTTTCCTCGCTCGTAGCTAATGATCTCAATTGGAACATCAATCAACAGGATGCGATCCTTTAATGGGATCATGCCTGAGCCTCCGATTATGCGGAGGGATGTTCTACAAGAGGACGAGACATTCCTGTTGCAAGAAGACGGAACCAGCAAGCTCGTCATTTCTTATGGCACATTCGACAGCATAGTGCTGGAAGATGGCTCCACATTTTTAACACAAGAAGACTTGGGAAAACTAATCTTAACAGTTTACTGATATGGCAGACGCTAAAATCTCAGCACTAACAAATCTAACGGCAGCCGATGCAATAAATGACATGATCCCGATTGTGGATGTGTCGGATACTCCACCAGCCTCGGGGAATACCAAACGCATCAGCATCAACAACATCCTCTCATCCTCGCCAACCGCGAGCGGAGCACTGACTGTCACCGGACTCGTCACCGCTGGCTCCGCCACCATCACCGGCGATCTGACGGTGGACACGAGTACGCTGAAGGTTGATTCGACGAACAATCGGGTGGGTATTGGAACGGCGAGTCCTAGTTACGATCTTCAAGTCAATGGAGCTACAAACGGACGCATCCAAGTTGAAGGCGCGTCTGGATTCGGAATGGTGTTCATTCAAGGCTCTAGCGGAAATACCGCACAGTTGCAGCTAAACTCCAGCGGTGGTTCTGGAAAACGATATGCTCTGTCTTCTGATTCGACTGGGCTATTTGGCATTTCGGATGAAACTGCAAGTGCAAGCCGTTTGACAATCGACACATCAGGCAATGTGAACATATCCACCGGCAACGTAGTGATGGCTACGTCCGGCAAAGGCATCGACTTCTCCGCGACTGCTGGAACCGGAACCTCCGAACTGCTGGCCGATTACGAGGAGGGGACGTGGACGCCGACTGCTGGAGATGCTTCTTCAGGTGGTAATCAAGCGACGACCGCATCTGCGGTTGGACGTTATACTAAAATCGGTCGATTGGTGACTGTTCATTTTGAACTAACCGATATCAATACCACCGGACTGAACGCTGGAAATGCCATGTATGTTAGGGGATTACCTTTTGCCGCTTCAAGTGCTACAACCCAGTTTGGAACGATTGCTGGAGCAGGTATTACATTTACGGGATTCCTCACTTGCGGCGTGTTCAACGGAAGCTCATTCCCAATTTATGCAACATCAACAGGAGGATCTTTAGCTGATATCAAAGTTTCTGGATTTGCTTCTGGAACAGCCGATATTTTTGGAGCTTTGACATACTTCGTCTAATTATATGCCACTCATCGAACGCACTATCTTCTCGCTCTGCGAGGTTCTTCCTTCAACCGTCCTTCAGGTTCGCCTGTCGGACCAGATCGTCGATGGCGAGGTTGTCAAAGCCTCCACCTTCCGCCGCTACTGTCTCGCTCCCGGCTCCGACCTTACGGGTCAGCCAGAGCAGGTTGTCGCGATTGCTGGAGCCGTATGGACTCCTGCCGCTGTCGCAGCCTACGCCGCCGCTCAAACCCCTAGCCCCACAATCCAATGATCGTACCAGTCAACATTGTCTCAGTGCAGGTCAACCAGAACAACTCGCTGTTCGTGACGACCGGCGTTGATTACGACAACAGCGGAACGATTGTGGGGTCTGAGATTACCTCGCAGTATACGCTCAACCCCGGTGATTCGCTGGAAGGACAGCCGGTTGAAGTGGTGAATATTGCCAACGCGTTATGGACTCCGGCGGTTGTCGCGGCTTACAAAGCGGCAAATCCGGTGGTTGAAGCCGTTCAGCCTAAATCCGAGTAATGGAACCAACGAACAGCAGCACCAGCCCTGGACTATCACTAGCAGCAGCGGCAGGTGCTACCGCTGTTTCGTTTATTCCGTGGCTTACCGACTGGGTTCAGCTTATCACCGCGCTTATTGGCTTAGCCTGCGCCTGTTACGGAGCCTATAGGCTGTTCAAATCCAAATGAAAAACACAAAAACAACTCTCGCCGGTGTCGGTGCCATTCTCGTCGCTGTTGGTGGGGCTCTCAAGGCCCTGTTCGACGGTGACCCGACAACCAACCTCGACCTGACTACGACCATCGCCGCGGTGACCGCTGGCATTGGCTTGATCATGGCTAAGGATGCCGACAAGAAGCCGGAATGAACGTCATCGAGCAGATCGTGACAGCTATTCTAAAATGGCTGACCGGCCTGGCTAAAACTCAACCAACAGCCGAAGATGCCAAACCAGATCCCGAGCTTAAACAAAAGTTGCTGGATCGCATTGATAAGTCTGGCGTCTAGCTGTGGCTGTCAAACCCGTGTGGTCTATGTGCCTCACGGCGAGCCTGTGCGCCTGGCTGAGAGTGTTAAGGCGCGAGTCTGGGTCAAAGGTGCAGACGGTGTTCCTGTTCTCTCCAGGAACCGTATAACGCTCGCAGAAGGTTGGTACGCTCTTCCTAAGGAATAAAATCATGGCCCAGCAAACGATCAACATCGGCACCATCGCCAACGACAACACCGGGGACACCCTCCGCGGCGCCGGCGAGAAGATAAACGACAACTTCGACGAGCTGTATGCCGCCCTGCCGTTGGTCACACCAACGACCTGGGTGCCGACGCTGACCGACTCCGGCGGTGGCCGCACCTTCGCCATCACCACCAACACCGCGCGGCACACGTCCATCGGCTTCGTTACAACCTTCACCGCGGACATCACCGTCAACTCGGTGACCGGATCCGCCACAGGCAACCTCCGGCTGTCGCTGCCCGATGCCATCACCTACGAGGCCGCCGCAGCGGTGTGGCTGACCAATGCCACCAACCAGGCCAAGACCGCCATCATCGCCAGGCTAATCGCCGGAACCAGCTACCTCGAGCTGTCGCATTTCGAGACAGGAGCTGCCACCAGTTTGGCCGCCAATCTCCAGGCCACCAGCCGCCTGATAGTCTCCGGCACCTACTTCACCACCTGATGACCACCATCGGATCCAGTCTCCAGCAGGGCATGGCGGTGCTCCAGCAGATGCTGGGGGCGCCGATGTTCATCTGGCAGGGGACGTCGATCCGGTGCATCCCGGCAGCCGTCAACGATGCCAACGTGCCCATCTCCGGTGGGTTCCAGGACAACGTGACCTCGAGGATCCTGGTCATGTTCAGCGACTGGAAGACCTGCGACAGCACCCTGGTCTCGATGGACTCGACGCTGTTCACGCTCGACCAGGGCACGACCTTTTCCCGGCTGCTTAAGGAGGACGGCCTGTTCATTCTCCAGGAGAACACCGACCGCATCGCCTTAACCTTCTGCAAGCCTCGGCCGGTGGTCGGTAGGACGCTGGTCTACCAAGGCCGGACCCTCCGCATCCTGTCCTGCCGTGTGGATGCCTCCGGCGCCTACTACAACCTCGAATTGGGGGCCAAGACCAAGTGAGGCCCGTTGTTAACATGACGGTCGACTCGAGTAAGTTCGACGCTGCTATGAAGCAGTATCTGCTGACGACATCGCGCGATCTTCACAAGGCGATCAACAGCAGATTCTTTTACCTGATGGTCCGGCTGTTCGTTTTGGTGCCGCCTAAGAGCCCGGGCCAGGAGCGCCGAAGGATCGCCGACTACCTTGGGACGCCGGTTGGTGACATCAACCGCAAGTCTAAGAAGACGGGCAAGCGGGTCGGCAAGTCCCGCATCCTTCGCCGGGTGCACCTCATCGCTCAGTCGAAGGAAGCCAAAGGCGGTCGCCGCGGCCTCTATGGCGAGGAGATGAAGGCAGCAGCCTCGGCCCTGATGCGGAAGGCCATCGGGTCCGTCGGCTACCTCAGAAGCGGTGTGGTGAAGATGATCCGAGTCTACAACAAGGGATTCAGCCAGTTCCAAAGCCCAAAGTGGAAGCCGCTATCTAAGCCCCCGGGCTACAAGGCACCCAAGCAGACCAACGGCGCCCTCATCTCACTGGCCAACCAGTACGGCCTCCCCCAGGAGAACGTCGCCACGCACAAGGGCACCAAGGCCCGAGGCATCCAGGCGGTCCCAGGATTCAATCCGACAGCCTCGGTGGTGATGACCGCCGGTGTGGCCGACAGCCAATACAACCGGGTATCTCAAATTTACGACCAGGCCATGCAGAAGGCCATGGACGACGAGACGGCCGAGATGATCAACCACATGACCGAGGCCCTCCTGGCCAACGGTAAGGTTCTTGAAGACAACGGAATCTCAATCAAATGAACGCCGTCGCCCTAAGAGCTGAACTTGCAGTCGCTGACTACCTGGCAGCCGCCAACTGGTCGGCCTCCGGCGCCGGCACACCCACCTGCCTGACGTCCTACAGCCGCGGCCTCTACGACGACCCCGACGACCAGGACGTCATGCCCAACTTCCCGCGCCTGGTTGTCTCGACCAACTCGGCCAGGCCAATGCAGCGCACCGATCTGACCTGCGAGGTCGAGATCGCTGTCGAGCTTCAGCTATCGGCCGACGACACCGACGAGGCCGCTGTGCTGACCACCGTCCAGGTGCTCG